ATGACTTTCCAGACAGCTCTTGCAACTTTCGCCGGCGATAACGGTATTGAACTTCAGCACGACGCTATGTCCAGCGGCTTTATTCAGGATCCCAGCCAGAACGGTAACGTTTCTTGGCTCTTCCCTGAATACAAAGATCTCGGACCGGCTGCTCCCGAGCTTCTGACCAATGACCAGGGTTGGATCAGTGTCGTTCTTAATAAAGTTCATAAGAGCCCTATCTCCAGGATCAGGACCCGTTACGTCGATATCCGCAATATCGAAGGCAACGACATGTCCAGCCTTCGTGCAAGAGGTTATCAGAAGGGTAAACAGAAATCCCAGACCGGCAACTTTAAGCTGGTTCGCAGAACCACAGATCCTCAGACTATCTACGTGAAGTCTGCCCTGCATCGTGATGACATCATCGATATCACTGATTTCGACTATGTCCAGTATCTTTATAATATCGACAAGATGCAGCTGAACGAAGAGCTGGCTATGGCGATCATGCTCGGCGATTTCCGTCAGGACAATGACGCTGATAAGATCTTCCCTGAGCACATCCGTCCTATCTGGACCGATGATGAGCTGTATACAATGCATTACGACTTCGACGTCGAGGATGCTCGTACTCGCCTTCAGGGTAGTGAGACCGGCAGCTTCTTCGGTGACAACTATGTGTATGCCGAAGGTCTGATCGAGCAGTGCCTGTATGCACGTGAGAAGTTCAAGGGTTCCGGAACTCCTGATTTCTACATGACTCCTCATATGCTGAATGTTATGCTTCTGTCTCGTGATCGTAACGGCCGTCGTATCTTCGGTTCCAAGGCTGAACTGGCATCTGCTCTCAATGTCGGCACCATCGTTACCGCCGAGCAGTTCGCCGATAAGGTTCGTACCGATACCAGCAACGACCAGCACAAGCTGCTTGGCCTGATCGTCAATCTGGCTGACTATTCCCTTGGCTCCACCAAGGGTGGTGAGATCACTCACTTCACTCAGTTCGACATCGACTTCAACCAGCAGAAGAGCCTTCTGGAGACTCGTTGCTCCGGCGCTCTGACCAGAGTATATTCTGCTATCGCAATCGAGGAGCCCGTATCCGAAAACTGATAAGGAGGTGATCTTATGTCTAATACGACAAAGAAAGATGCCCTGAAGGCTATTCTTACTGCGTTCGGCCAGACAACCAACGCAAAGACTGAGAAGGCTCTGCTGTTTCAGATTGCAGAGTCTTTCCAGACTGCGGTTGACGAAGGAAGTATCGTGATTAACGTTCTTGAACTTCCTAAAGTCAGCGCTTCTGATAATGGCAAGATCCTCGGCGTCTCAAATGGAGAATGGGCGGTTATAGACGCGCCTGTCGAACTTCCTTCTGTGAGCTCAACCGACAACGGCAAGGTTCTTAGCGTTGTTGAAGGTGCGTGGGCTGCTGCAGATACTAGCGAGACTGGTTCTGGTACTTGAGTAAATCAAAGGGGATTTCAAAATGAGTAAATATTTTGGAAAAATCGGCTTCGGTGTAACTGAGGAAGTTCGACCCGGGGTTAGTCTGCCGACAATCACCGAGGGAGAATATTTTGGAGAAATCGTACGGAACACTCGCCGCTTAGAAAACGGTGGAAAAGTGGTCGACGACCTGAACATCAACATGACCCTCAGCATCGTAGCCGACCCCTTTGCATATCAAAACTTTCATCAACTTAAGTATGTGGAATACATGGGCGCTAAATGGAAGGCGACTAGTGTAGAACCACAATACCCACGGCTGATTATTACGCTAGGAGGTGTATACAATGGCGAAGATGGCGAATGACCGTCTTGAACTACACGAGCTTCTCTGCCAAGTTCTTGGCTCTCGTAATGTATATTTTCAACCTCCAGAGACTGTGAAGATGAAGTATCCGGCTATTAAGTATAACCGTGATAAGATTAACAACACGTCTGCAGACAATATTACTTACAAGCAAGATGTGTCGTACGTAATAACGGTAATTGACAGAGACCCAGACAGCGAGATTGTTGAACGGGTCTCCCAGATACCGCATATAGTACATGATCGGCACTATGTTGCAGACAATTTAAACCACGATGTTTATACACTATATGTATAAGGAGAAAACTATGGCTAACACTAAACCTAAACTTGTATGGGACCAGATTGGACAGAAACTGTGGGAAACCGGTGTAGATCGTACTGTTCTATTCCCTATGACAACAGAGGGCGGCTACGGAAACGGTGTGGCTTGGAGCGGTATTACTGCGATCAACGAGTCTCCCTCCGGCGCAGAGCCCACTAAGATTTATGCTGATAATATCGTATACGGCGTTCTGATGAGTCCTGAAGAGGACGCGCTTACGATCGAAGCTTTTACATATCCGGATGAGTATGCTGAGTGCATTGGTGAAGCAGAAGTTGGGACAGGTGCAATCATCAAACAGCAGACTCATAAGCATTTCGGCCTGGCATATCGTACAATGATCGGAAATGACACTGCCGGAACTGAGCACGGCTATAAGATTCACATCTTTTGGGATTGTGTTGCTGGCGCTTCTGAAGATAGCAACTCCACGATCAACGACAGCCCTGAGCAGAAGACCTTCTCTTGGTCTGTTACTACACTGCCTGTAGCAGCAAGTGGTTTCCAGCCTACAGCTTCTATGGTTCTGGATTCCACAAAAGTTCCCGAAGCGAAGCTCACACAGATCGAGAATCTTCTGTATGGTACCGCAGGCGAAGGTCAGGCACAGGGAACCGAGGCTTCTCTTCCCACCTTTGACGCGATCAAGGCTATTCTTGTTGCCACCTGAAGCCTAGAACCGGTGTTAGATAGTAACAACGACAATGTTATTGATTCTAACAGCAATAATGTAATGGCATGGGTTTATGGCCCGCTGTAAATTTTAGGCTACTCGGACAAACTCTGAGTAGCCTTTTCTTTTTATCTTTTTCTGAAAGGAGATTTCTATGATTAGTAAGACTATTAAATACGTTGACTACAACGGCGTTGAGAAAACCGGAACCTATTGGTTCAACATGAATAGAGCAGACATGTTTGCTCTGGAACTCGAGGGCGATGAAAGCTGGAGCGATAGAGTCAAACGACTCATTGCTGAACAGAATACTCGCGAAGTTGTGCGTATTATCGAGAAATTTATTCGTGATTCCTATGGTGTGAAGACCCCGGAAGGCGGCTTCGACAAAGATCCTAAGCATCTCACAGCTTTCATGCAGTCTGATGCATATTCCGAGCTCATTTGGGAATTCGTGGAACATCCGGATGAATTCGGAGACTTCATCAATGGAATCGTAGCATCTGTCAAGAAGAGTGTCGATGCTATTGATGTTGATGCAGAGATCGAGAAGGCCAAGTCTGCAGGTCGGCTGGTGAATTTTGTTACACCTAAGAATCCCTGATCAAGAATTGTGGGACCCAATTTCAGAACACTTTATAACGGTTAAAGGTGGTGAATTAGACCTTGAGCATTCGTTAGAAGCGGTTTCGAAATGGGAATCTAAATGGCATATTCCGTTCCACGATGCTAAGAAAGAAAAAACCTACGAGCAAAACATCGATTATATTCGGTGTATGACTTTGACACCTAACGTCAATCCAGACATATACAACTACCTCACTGAAGAAAATGTTAAGCAAATAATGGATTATATTTCTGATCCAGCGACTGCTACATGGATAAACGATGGCGGTAAGCGCGGAGGTCCCAAGCAGGTGACTACTGCGGAACTCATATATTACTGGATGACAGTTTACAATATTCCGGAATCTTACCAGCGATGGCATTTAAACAAGCTATTAATGCTACTGCGAGTTGCTGCAGAAAAGAATAGTGAAGCTTATGGTAAGAAACCCAAAGTTGGTAATTCTGCAGCACAGCGAAGAGCTTTAAATGCTGCTAGACGAAAGAAATACGGAACGAGAGGCTAGACATGGTTACATTAACGTCAACTGGAGATTTTTCGAAATTAACCAGCTTTTTTAATCGATGCCTGGAAGTGGTCAATTTAGGCGTTTTGGATAAATATGGTCGAATTGGTGTACAGGCATTAGCTGCTGCAACTCCAGTAGACTCTGGAAGGACCGCTAGTTCGTGGGAGTATAAGATACGACATACAAGCACGGGCGCTAGTCTTGAATTTTGGAATAGCAACATAAACGATGGTGTTCCTATTGCTCTTATACTGCAATATGGACATGGAACAGGCACCGGTGGCTGGGTTGAAGGTATAGACTACATCAATCCAGCCTTACGGCCGGTGTTTGACGGCATTTTAAATGATGTGTGGAAGGAGATATCTAAGTGAGTAGAACTATCGACGAACGCATTGTTGAAATGCAATTTAACAACGAACAGTTTGAGAGAAACGTACATCAGTCTATAGGTACACTCGATAAACTGAAACAGGCATTAAACTTTTCGACAGGAAAGAACGGGTTTGACGAGCTCAACTCATCTGCTCGACGTTTTGATATGTCGGGAGTTGCTAACGCTGTTGATGGTGTCAGTTCGAGATTTTCAGCATTAGAAGTCATCGGTATAACGGCTCTGGCCAACATTACTAACCAGGCCGTTAATGCTGGAAAGCGTATGCTGAGCTCTCTTACTATTGCTCCAATTTCTCAGGGTTTCCAAGAGTACGAACTCAAAATGGGTTCGGTCCAAACTATTATAGCAAGTACCGGTGAGAAACTTGAAGTTGTAAATAAGTATCTTGAAGATTTAAACACATATTCCGATAAAACCATTTATAGTTTTAAGGATATGACAGCTAACATCGGTAAATTTACAAACGCCGGTGTTAAATTGAAAGACGCTGTTGCAGCTATTAAGGGTGTATCGAACGTTGCCGCTGTTTCTGGTGCTAATGCGCAGGAAGCTTCTCGCGCAATGTATAACTTTTCACAGGCATTGAGTTCTGGTGCGGTCAAACTCATTGACTGGAAGTCAATCGAAAATGCTAATATGGCTACGGTTGAATTTAAGGACACTCTGTTACAAACAGCCCTCGCACTTGGTACGGTTGAAAAAGAAGCGGATGGTTATCGAACAACAACCACCGATCTGCAAGGAAAAGTTTCAGATGTTTTTACAACAACAAAAGGCTTTAACGAATCCCTTGCTAATCAGTGGATGACGACTGATGTCTTGACGCAAGCGTTGGAGATTTACGCCACGGACATACGCGATCTTTCAGAGGAAGAAAAGAAAGAATACGAAGCAAAGCTTAAAAGTCTTCACTTTTCCGATGAACAAATTAAAAAGTTTGAGGAGTTAGGTGTTAAGGCTGCCGATGCCGCTACCGAAGTAAAGACTTTTAGCATGTTGATTGACACTCTTCGGGAAGCTGTTGGTTCTGGATGGGCGCAGACATGGGAGATTCTGTTCGGTGACTTCGAAGAAGCTAAGAAACTTTGGACCGAGATTAACGATGTTGTTGGTGGATTCATCGACCGATCTTCTGATGCTCGAAATGAACTTCTTAAAACTTGGAAGACCGATTACCAAGGACGAGAAAAACTTATTCAGGGTCTTACTAACATCTTTCATATATTTCAGAATGTTCTTAAACCCTTTGCCGATGCGTTTGCTACGTTATTTCCACCAATTACGGCGAAAAACTTATCTGATTTAACCGACAAGTTTGTATCTTTTACGGAGAAAGTTAAAATTGCTACTGAAAACTTCCCTATGAACATCTTCGGAAACGGGGAAGCGAAAGAAGTAACTGATAATTTAGATAAGGTTGCAGAAAAAACAGAAGACGTTGGCGATAAAGCCAAAGATACAGTAGAATCCATAAGCAAAAGTATCGAAGAAATTCGAGAAGCGGTTAGAGCTACTATACGCGGTGATTATGGTAATGGAATCCCAGGCGATCGCGAAGACGCTCTTAAGAAAGCTGGTTTCGATCCTCAGCAGGTTCAGGACTATGTAAATAAAGTCCATGAACTTGGAAATGGCACGTGGGACCTTTCCGATGAGATCATGGCTGCGGCCGAAAAAGCTTTAGGTTACACCGATGAAGCTGCAGAGGAAGCTTCAAAAGCAACCGAGACTGTAGAAGAAAAAGTATCCGATGTTGTACAGAACGGTAACTTTCTTACATCTATTATTATAACTATTGGAAACGGAATTAAGAACGTTTTTGGTTCCGCTGTAAGCATTGTAACGTCGTTTGCCAACG